AGACCGGCATCCCCGCCTGCAACGACAGTAGGCAATGTTGCGCCAGTGCCGGTGCTACTAGCGAGTTCTTGCGTGGCACTTGTATAGCTTAAATTTGTACCGACATTGACTTGAGCACCGTCTTCAATACCAGCTAACTTCGTTTGCTCTGAGTCAGTGAAGGCATTCGTATTTGCGTTCGACTCGTATGCAGTCTTGATCTCTACTGCTGTTTGGTCTCTAGTGGCGTTATCTTCAATACCCGCCAGTTTGGTCTCTGCAGCATTGTCGAATACATTTGTGTCCGCATTGCTTTCGTACGCAATCTTGATCTCTGACGCTGTTTGGTCTCTAGTAGCGTTATCTTCAATGCCCGCCAGTTTTGTTGACTGACTTGTCAGAAAACCTTGGTAGCCGGTGTCGTAATTTAGGGCAAGAGTTCCTGCACTTGTAACTGGGCCACCACTTGACGTGAATCCAGTAGGGGCGCTTAAATCTACAGAGTTAACGGTATTGTTTTCGACAAAGGCTTTAACAGCACTTTGCGTTGGAACAGTATTCCCATCAGCTGCCCCGGTAGAAGCTATTAAAGAAGTGTTTGCGCTGACTTCTTTGAGTTGAACTCCAACGGTAGAGAATCCACCATTACGGGAGAATGGTCCGATAAAATTTAATCCAGAAATATTAAATTGACTGGTATTGATGGTTGCTTCACCCGTCGTGCCATCGATACTAAATGTTCCATCACCAATTTCAAAATCGCCTTTCTCGTTGATTGTTGCGCCGAAAACTCTGCCGTTATTTAGCTCAACGCGCTGATTCGCCGCAATTGGCACGCCTCCGTTCCATGGAAGGGCGTTATAGTTCGTGCCAGACCCGACGAACTCCATAGTGTGGAGTGCGCAAGAAATTTGAGACCTAAGGCGGAAATCAAGTACCTGATTTATCGCGAGTGGAGAGCGAAGGCCACCGTTTACGGTGTTGTAAAAATTAAGTCGATAGCCTGCGAGGCTTGGGCTATCTACTGCAACTACATTTCCACTTGCATCAATAGGAACACTGCCCGTGATTGTGTATGCCCCTTGGATCGGGCAAATGAAGTCCAAGCCAGCAAGTACGGCAGAGTCTCCTGTGTTTGGCGTATATCCAGTCGCGGTCAGCGTTATGATTCCCGTTGCATTGTCGTAGCTAGCAGAGGCAATGTTGTAAGAAGTGCCGCCAATCGTTACGGTTCCGCCGGAAACGTACTCATGTGCGTACGAGAAAGTGTTGAGGATCAGCGTGAAAGAAGATCCAGCGCCAGCGGTGACGCCTACGGGATTGCCAATTGACCCAGGCTGACCTGCTGATGGGAAGGTTTGACGAGGGAACATCAGTTGCCCAGGGTTAGGGCGTGACTTCGTGCCAATACGATTAGCAGTGAAACTGATGACATCAGCTGTTAGCTCACCCTGCCTAACAAACTGATACGTCCCGGAAGCGGAACCAGTGATATTTACAGAAGCTCCCCCTTGCGTAGCACTGACCTTAAAGTCGTTCGCAGTAAGCCCAGAAGCGATTACGAAATAAGTTGTTCCTTCAGACAGTCCGCCAGGAAGGGTTCCGTCTGTTGCGTTGAATGTGACTTGATCATTCACCACTAATGGATGGGGCGATCCTGCCGTGAAAACGTCTGTGTTTACATCAATTGAAATCGCGCCTTCAGCCCTGTCCGCGCCATAGGCTGCGATACGAGCAGAACCAGTGAAGTTTGGTAAGCGACTGTATCCATCAGCGACTAGACCTTGATCACCGAAATCAGTCGTTCCGCCACCGCTTAAGTTAGCCTGACCACCAGTTTCAGTCTTAACATGAAACGTGCAAAATGTACCAAAAAATGATACTAATTGCGCATATCCATCATTAAAAACATAACAACCCGGACCTCCTAAATTCACCTGAGTATATGAATCCACCACCATTGAGCGGATTGGACTGTTTGACGCACATTTATCACCATCGACCTCAATGCCCCCGCCAGTATCCCCAACAGAGACAGATCCAGCAGTACCGGCATCGTCTTCTGCCGTAATTGACGAGCAGTTTTGGATGTAAGGACTTTTGAGAATGAAAGCGCCCAGGCCGCTTGCGTTTAATGGAGCAGCTGTGTTGTCAGCCTGTTCGTCGAATGAAATAGCCCACGACTGCTGGTTGTTGGCGAGATCAGCTTGATGTCCCGCAAATTCAAGTCCCCATACCCAGAAGCCGCTGTCGACCTTGAAGAATCCGTTCATCTCCTGCCCTGCAGCAGGTTGGATCTTTACTTGCCGGAGCGATTTAGCAAAGATTCCAACGTCCCTAGGCACACGAAGGGGCAGGGACTCTTCAATGTAAACTCCGGGGGAAACTTCGATTACGTCTCCAGGTTCAGCCGCAGCTATTGCTGCAGCAAATGTAAGCAAGGGCTCTTCTTGCGATGTGCCGTTATTGCTGTCATTGGCTTTATCGTTTTTGCTTAGATAAATGCGACGGCTATCACGAGCACGTTTTGCAATTAAATCCTCGACTGTTATTTTCTTTGGTAACCCGCTTGCTACGTCAAAGATAGGCAGCAGATCACTGTTTACAGGTGTCGTGTAAGCAGGTGAAAGACTTGGGTTGAAATTTGGTCCCTGCGGGCCTTGCGTCTGAACTTCAACGATCTTGTTAGTGCCATCGGAGACCTCAACGATTTTGGTGGTGCCAGCACTGATCTCAACAATTGAAACGTTACATCCAGCGTCGTTGCTCATGCTGTGTAACCTTCCTGCACTAAAACACTACCTGCAACATAATACTCCTTTAGACCCTCTGTGTTGGTCAAAAGAATGTCATAGCTTGAATTATTGGGCACTAGCTCTGAATCAGCGATTGACAGCGAGATCTTGAACTTACCGTTGAATCGGTCTAAATACTCGACAGTAAAATCTACATATTTCTTGGTGCGCTTAGTGTTCCAGATCTCTGCTTCTACTACCCAGTCTGCAAGATCTATTGGAACGCTATTGCTGTCTTTGATTTGAAAAATCAAACCAAAGTCCGACCTGCGCCGCAGCGTAATGTCGTATTTGCCTGGAAGTATTGCCATGGCACACTTTACTGGACTCTTCGCTTCAGTTTAGCGGGTCTGGCTTGCCGCTCAATATAGCGACGGCTCGCCGGTAGAACATGCAGTCTGTTTTGCCAGCTTCCCGAAGAGCTTTTTCAATTTTCTGCCAGTTTTCGTAAGTGCGAGAATCCATCATGGGTTCTGAAGTGCTGCGACCTGGGCTTCGAGATCTGTTATTCGAGCTAAAGCCTCTTGTAGCGATTTTGCCATATAAGTCATAAATGCAGGTTCGTTCACTCCCTTTTTACCGTCAGAGAGGGTGTAAACCCAGCTAGGTTCAATCACCTCAAGCTGCTGTGCAATCACGCCAACTTCAACGTGGCCAATACTGCCTGAATCTGGCTTCCAGTCAAACTCTTTGAACTCAATACTGTTGATAAATTCGGATGCGGTTACGGAGCAGGGAGCGATATTTTCTTTTAAATTAATATCAGAAGCGAACCAAGTAGTCCCTACAGCCCCGCTGCTTGTAGACCACTGAATATATCCAGGATTCCCGCCTACGTTTATAGCATCTCCAACGGTGTCGTTATTTGAGGTTACGACGTAACCTGTAGCGCCCCGAGATCCTGTGCCGGTAAGATAAAGTCTATCTATACCACTAGCAAAATACCCCTTTAGAACACCGCTTCTTCTGAAAACAATCTGCCCCCCATCCGCTGTGTCGAAATCAAAGTTTCCAGTCCCTCTCGTAACAAATCCGGTTGTTCCGTTCGCCCCACCATTTCTATACATCCGAAGCCCGTAATCTGTATATGTGCTATCCCCTGAGAGGTCGACAGTTGCGATACGATCTGCTGTTGTGCTAGCGCCAACGTTTATGCCTGCGTTACCAGTGGACAACCCTATGTTTAATGTGCTATTGGCAGTAAATGAAGGGTTTATTTTTGTCCCTTCAATTGCCGCCGTTGCACTAATGTCTGCGTTTACGATCGTGCCATTGAGTATTTTCGCGCTCGTCACCGCATTGGCTGCTATTTTCGCTTCGGTTATGGCACTACCTGCAATCTTGGCCGAAGTCACCGCGCTGCTTGCAATTTTCACTGTGGTCACGCTATTGCTGGCAAGCTTTGCGGCAGTGACAGCATTATCGGCAATCTTTGCTGTGTTGACTGTCCCTGCACCTTCAGTCACCCTTCTTATCGCATTCGCAGAATCCTTTACAAAAAGGGCAGGATCTGCACTTGCATAATTAATCGCAAGTTCGCCGTACTCCAGGTCTCCAGTCAAGGGGCCATTTGCAACGCCGCCTGTTTCTGAAATTGAGTTTTTATTTACGATGCTTATGGACATTTGGATCAGCCTCCTTTGTGGATCATTGTAGTAAGTTACTCGCTAAACCAAGTAACCCCAAACTTTCCTGCTATTGGGTTTACTGTATCACCAACAATCCTAATTCGAGCTGGAATAGCAATGAAATCAACAGGATTAGTAAATATCTTCCCGCTACCGCGATTGGCAAGCGTAGGACTTGCGATATTTTCATACTGAAAAGTCCCTGAACTGCTCCATCTGTCAAACATTTTCATAAATACAATGTGAGAAGAAGAGCGCCAGCCAGAAAAGCCAACGAGTCCAAGCGCGAAACCGCCTGAGGTTGCATTACCACCAGTTGGGAATCCTGCTGCATTGGCAGTCCAGCTAACAGTAGAGATAGCCGAGCTTGGATTGCTCACAAATGTCGATGTGTTGTTCCAGAAAGCAGTAGTTGAGCCAAACTGAACAAGTAAAGCTGTGTTTGAGCCTGTAACAGCTCCATTGTCCATATTCACAACAAACCTGTTAGCCCAAGTCGGTATGTCGTAAATTTTTTGAGTTGTCAAAGTGGGTGCATCAAAGTCAGGTTCTCTTAAGTAGTACGGAGTTTTCAAAGTCGCATGTTGGAATACATCACCACTAAATGTTGCGGTGCTACCACCAATTGAACCTGTTGTGATTATATTTTGAGTGCCAAAGTTTGGACTAATTTTTGTCCCCGCAATTGCTGCAGAGCCGTTTACGTCGGAGTTCACGATTGCGCCACTAGCTATCTTTGCGCTTGAGATCGAATTATTCGCAATCTTGCCGGTTGTGACGGAAGAGTCCGCTAGCTTGGCGGTAGTTACAGTTCCCGGCCCTTCGGAAAGCCTGACGATAGCGTTTGCGGAATCTTTTATGAAAAGTGCTGGGTCTGCGCTGCCGTAATTAATTGCAAGTTCGCCGTATTCCACATCGCCAACCGCTGGCCCATTGGCCACACCCCCAGTGTTTGCTGTTGAATTTTTATTTACGATGTTTATGGACATTTTGACTGCTCTGTATTATCGATTAATTATACTATCTAATCACGGGGGAGCTGCTTCATGGCTGAACTTGCTAGAAGTCCAAGCATTGCGCCGCCGCTTTTTACGGTTTCATTCCTAAAACTTTCCACAGCCGCCCCAGTCTGCCGAGATTGTTGAGCATTCTCTATGAGGAGGGTTGGCATCCACGCGACAGCACATCCATACTCGTCAATATCTTGCCCGGTGTTTGGGTTCTTGCCTGTGACCTTAGTAAACCAGAGGCATTCGAGCTGTTTGCATTTACCATTCACCAAAGGGCAGAAGGTGCCATTTTCAAGTTGCATCAGGCTTTCTGGGCAATAATCACATCGACGTACTTTACATTGATGTTCAGAGGGTCGCCAGTGTAACCGTGAGAATGACCAAGGCTTTGGCCATTAGGGTTGACGCTTATGCCTGTTGACCTGAACAGAGTGTCATTGATTCCTGTGAAGTTAGGATTTGTTCCAATAACTTGGTTTTGGCACTCAGTATCGCCATTCCCTGATTGAGCACTTCCAGTCGATCTAGCAGCGGTCAAGCTGTGCGCGTGCCCAGGGTCAGATATGTCGTGATTATGGGGACTTTCAGTCACACTGTGCGCATGTGCCGGCATCTGAGCGACTGTTAATATATGACTCGCGACAGTCCCAGATGTGGGTCTTGCAGTAGTAAAACAGGCAGAAAAGTCAAGGGTTCCTCCTGTCTGCACTGTTCCGCTGGTCACCCTAAGCGCGGTGTTATTGCTAGTCGTAATCTTTGTCCATCCGACCGGCGCGGCAGTTTGCTGGAATAGCATCCTTGTTCCTGATTCAACCCCGCCGATGCCATCCCACGAGACACCGTTATATGCCCGTATTGCGTAAGGGCTCGAATTCGTGTCGATCCATAGAGTCCCGTCTTCTGGCAGGCTTGGAGCTGTAGCCCCAACAAAGCGACCTGATTTCTTGACCCACTGAGTTGAGGGGATTCTTAAAGTGGTATCTCCGGTCGCAGGATCTGCGCCAATTTCTAGCACCGGAGCGCCTTGAAGCTCAACCGCAAAAGGATTTACAACTTCAGTCGTGTAAGTACCAGAGACCGAGCCCAAAGCTTGTGCGACATATTCAAGCAAAATCCCAATTTCGCTTCGGAACTCCGCTCTTGTTACGGCGAGATTGTCAAGATTGCCGGTTTGCTCAGATTGGGGGAGATTAGTCATTTACTTAATAGCCAACAGCAATAACATCAACCAAACCACTAACGAGGACACCGTTTGCGTCTAAAAGTCTAACGTCGAAGTAAGAAGGATCCTTACCTCTCAAATAGCCAGTTGCAGGTGTCGTGACTGTTCCGGGAGGGTCTTGCAGTGTCAGATTAACAGCCTTGAGCGCGTGCGGGAACGGCTTAGGGAAAAACACCCTTTGAGTGGTGTTATTGATAGTTATATCTTCCATCGTTTGTCGCACGTCTGGATAATCCATCTGAACCGTAGCTTCGATCAATCCTGTTGCCGCAATGCCGTCTACAGAACGGATCCGACATCCAATCTCATAGTTGCCTGCCTCAAGCTTTTCAAAAGGTACATAGGGGTGAAAGTCAATACCTATCTGAGTATTTGTTTCTAGATACATGTAATTTGTTTGCGGGTCTGGGTAAAACGCACCGCCCTGCGGGTTTGTGTAAAAGGGCTCTTCAGTGTCGTTACCGATTCGTCGAATCGACCATTGATAAGTTCCACTGGAAAGCGTAGTAATTAAAATCCCAGCATCGTCTGCTAGGACCTCAAAGGGATATGTATAGAAAGAGTCTTGTGTTGGATCAATTTGATATAGAGCCCCCAGAGCAACATTAAAATCTGACCTAGGGAATACATTTGCGTTCCCATAAGCAGCGGTTCCGGGGTCGAACTCTGGACTGCTATACAAGGGACCATCATCGCAAAGACTGGACGATGTTGCGCTGATAATATCAGCATGATTCAAAGCTCCGGGGTTAGGCTCGCAGCTGGCAAACGAATTTGCATAATGACTGCCAACAAAGACCTGAAGGTTGGTTTTCTGCCCAGGCCAATCATCAGTATGAGCCTCAAAGGTTTCAACTACATTTGTAGGGATTGCGTCTCCAAAGTTGACAATGATTGCTGCTTGGTTGTCAGAGACCCAACCAGTTCTGTCGACTGATCGAATCATTACTGTCCATTCTCCACCGTCAAAAACTTCGGTTTCAAAATAACGCTGATCGCCCGGAATGCCGTCCGCAAATAGAGGTACACCTAAATCCCAGTTTGATTCAAAACCAGCCTTATACCTGACAAGGAACTGAACAATATCCGTGACCTTGCCTAATGGCCAATTTGCTGTGACCAGAGGATTCGGAGGCAATGGCGGCCCTGGCTCTCCACCGTCAATCAAATCTGAAATTTCAGAAGTGGGCAGCGCCCAGCTAAAGCGCCTCATAGGAGCCACTGAATTAACGTCTGTCTCGGTGACGACAGTAAATCTGTCAGGCGGTGGTGGCACCAAGTCAAGCCGATCCACAAGCGCAGAAGCGTAGGTATCACCAAACAGCCCTTCTACAAGAGTCGTGAACGATACGCGACAATTCCAGTTCGTGTCTGCGTGGAAGATGCAAACCGCATACTCCTCGATGGGGTAGTCACCATAGATGTAACGACCATCATCGTCTGGTGGGCGGATGGCCGATTGCTCCCTGACTGTCATGGGGCGATTGGGGAGAACCTCCAGACGGACACCAGCTACATAAGGGGGGACAGCAAGTCCCGCGAAATTCCAGGTGAACAACTGAGCGCCAGAAGACTGATTCCTGAACACCAATCGGCTGTCCCCGTTTTCCAAAAGCTGACTGATGTCCGGCATCGGGAACCAGACATCAATATCATCTGCAACTACTATCGGAGACCAGTCTGATTGAACGCCAAAGCGGCTAACAGCCGCTGCGCGAACCCGAAACTTGTCCGTGCTTGAAAGGTTTTCGATAGGAACTAATTCTTTGTCATCTGCCTGCAAGGGCAGCTCCCTGAACGCGCCGGACCATGTAATTGTCCCGTCTTCCTGCTCTGTACCAGCCTGCCACTGAACTCGATAATATTGAACCGTCAAATCGTATTCAAAAAGAATGAGGGAGTTTGAAGGTGGATTCCATTTAACATCAATTTTTGCTGAGTTGTTATCCCAGATAACTTGAGCCCTGAGGTTTGATGGGGCATCAGGGTTTACTGGCTTAAACAGATAATTTTCGTCTTCGTCAAGAGGAGAATCGAAATCGACGGCATCGTAGATGTCGCCCCGATAACGCAATGCCGTTATGTCAAACGCTCCGTCTTTCTCTTCAACTGTCAGCACTCGGAAAAGCTGTGCCGAACGATTTGGAAACTCGATCAACCAAGGATATGTTGCAACAGGTGCATTACCACCAGTCGCGTCAATAGTGACCACATTGCCAGCCTGTGTGACAATATTTGCAACTTGAAGTCGTGGCTCGTCTAGAGAATCGTTATACATCCAACTGATTGTTGCCCCAGCCCAGCCACCAGGCGGATTCTGAGGCTCTTGATCTAAAGTTAGAGTTAGTCCATTAACTGACTCAATCCTGCCGCCAATTCGCAGGGCTGCCTTTGTTGTATCCGCAATCTTGATGACATCGCCGGGGCGAAGCGCCATCCCGATTTCATTTGTCGAAAACTTGACACTATCGTCAAGCAGTCTTTCGGAAAGAAGCGCCCAGTTAGCTGCTCGTAATGCTTGCCCCCTACTCGTTACCCCCAGAAGGCGGAGATCCATCGGCCTGTAGCCGAAAGAGCTGAAAGTTTCATCGTCAGTTACATATTCAACCCTTGTCTCGTAGTCGTTATTTGGATCATCGTAAGAAGCCAGCACAACAGTATGTCTAGACCTGCGAGCAGTGCCGATATAGACAAAGTTGCCTTGACTTACTTTGCCATCATCAGAAAACTGTTCAACAGTATTGGCTTCGCTAAATGTGAATATTGGATCTTTCTCTCTGTCTTGAGATGCGACAGCTAAAGATGACGAGTAAAAAAGAATACCTCGAAAAATACTGCTTAACTGTTGCAGGACGCTCCAGGCTTCTCCGCTGCTTTGCAGCAGAACATTGCATGTGAAGCGCGGCTCTGAGCCCCCGTCAGGTGAAGGAACTAACTCATCACAATACTGTGCAATTGCGTACAGATCAAACTTTGAGACAGAATCCTCTGAGATGTATTGGCCAGTCCCGTATCGATCATTGATGATCAGGTCACGCAAAACCCAGGCCGGATTATTCGAGTAAACACGCTTGAAGAGTCCATTCCATAGTCCTGAATACGTCCTAGAGGATTGATTGTAATTAACAGGAACTTCAATTTTTAAGCCTAAGAGTTCTACCGAAACGTTCGGGATTGAAGCGTAATTGTCAGCCCTTATTCCAACGCTAAGTGTTGAAGAATGTGGATTGCTAAATTTTTGATCCAGTATCAGCGAAACACTGCTGAAATTGAATGACGACGTGTGGTCCAACTGTCCTGCAGACCCGGTGTTTGCTACGTCATCATCTACTGTTAGCCGAGTGACACTAATCGACCATGTCGGACCAACACCCTGAAGCGCGAAATAGTGCGAGCGTTGAAAAGTAGAACTGAATTTTCCTGAGACGCTTCCGTTAAAAGCAGTGCGGGTTACTCCAACACTGTCCACGTAACTGACAACATAAGCCACTGAGTAGCTGCGAATATCGCCAGCCGTTCCATCGCGACCTCTGTCCTTGACGACAGCCTGGACCAAAGCTTCCCAGGTAAGAAGAACGCGAGCGTAATAAGTCCCGCCCACAACAGAGCCATTTACGGCCTGAGTGGCAGGGGAGTTGGCAGGACAAGTTACGTCAACAGCTTCCACTGAAGTCGTGCGATTAAAAGCAGGAACTCCAGTCTGTTGAGCACTTGAGCGACCATAAGTCAGAACTAAGTCTTCAGGTACAGGCGATAGAAGGCCGCTTGCGGAACGAATCGGAGTATCGTCAAGGAAAATTGATCTTTCTAGTCCCTCTATGCTGTTCCCGTATGCTGGCCCTTCAATTTCTCCCTCACAAAGCAGAAACTGAAGTTGCGCGAAGCTAATACTCTTTAGGGCTAGATCATCCTGCGCAATTGTTGGCTGCTTAGGTGGCTTTTGCTTCTTTTGCTTTGGCTGTCCGCCGCCAGCGCCATGAATTTGTTTCATTAAACAGCCTGCCTGTTGACATAACCCAGCATCCCACGCGCACCCGCTGTACTTACTGCCCGAGAAGCAGGAAGAAGCGAAAGATCGAAACTGATCAGGCGTGGTGCTGGTATTCTACGCCTGCCATAAAGGACAGGCACGACTTCGCCTTGTGCGGAATTGCTTGCGCCGCGAGTGAATAGGTTGGATTCAAGCTCCGCGCCGGATTGTTCTCCAGTTTTTGTCTGACCCGATAACGTCGGCGTGGGGGTTAGTAACTGAGCAACGCCGCCTAACACCAAAGAAGC